TATGGCGGCTCTCCACGATTCAACTAGCGCGTGAGCATTGTTTTGAATATTTCCCCAAGACGGGCTTTCGGGAAACGAGTCTGCTCGGTCTACCTGGACTACCGCGTTCACTGCCCATGCGTCGTCGATAAGCCCATCATCGAACAGTCTTTTGATTTCCTCTTTTGTGTGAACGTTCCTCGTATCGTTATTTCTCAGTGTTACAGATACATGCGACATATTACGCTCCTATTGCCTTGCGCCCGGTCTTGGTGTACCAGGCGGTACTTGGGGCCCCCCGTTAGACTGCTCCGGGGAGGGTCTGCCCCCCTGAGCCATAAATGGTAACACAGTAGGTGGCATACCTCCTCCTCCGCCCCCTTGCGGGCCTTCACCGCCCTGCCCTGCCCCACCAGGGCCTCCGCCACCAGGGGCTGGCCCTCCGGGGCCACCGGGGCCACCGCCACCGGGCTGCCCCATCATTCCCATACTCATAGCCACCATCTGAAGCCGCATTAGCTCAAGCTCTTTTTGCATCAGTATGTTCTGTGCCTCTTTGAGCCAAATGTCTGCCAGTGTCTGGTCGCCCTGCTCGTTGGCGGCCCTCCACATGGCGAATGAGTGGGCCACCGGGGATGCCCGGAAGGCCTGCTGCTCCAGTATCTCTGCGTTCATCAGGTCGGAGTCCGCTATGCCCAGAACCTCGTCCTGTATGAACCGGTCTGACACCACGGGCTTACCGGACGGGTCTGGTGCCCGTAGCTGCTGGGCACGTGCCGCGTTGGACATGTCGTCCTGCGGCAGTATCGCGACCAGTTTAATCTCAAAGTTTCCGCCCTGGGCCACCGTCTGTGGGTCTATCTCGGCTGAGAAGTAGTCTCTTTCAGGGGCCTTTGTAACCCCGGACAGTTCCATTGCGTCGAAGCTGCCGGTGGCATACTGGTCTGCGAGTAGGTTAATAGCCTGGAAGTACGCTGACTCCATGGCGGCCAGGGGGAACTTTATGACCGTAGTCATGCCCTGCCTGAGTGAGTTTATGGCAAATCCCGATAGCTGGAACTGTAGCTCCCCAAACGCCGTATGGGGGAGTGCGCCACGCTGTATCTCACCGGTCACCAGGCTCAGATATACCCCGGTTTCCTGGGCCATGGTCATCAAGTTCAGCGTCTCTACCCTGTCCCCCTCGGCCAGTTGCAGGGTGGAGCCCGCAAGGTACGGGTTCTCGGACAGCATCTTCCGTCCGTCCCTTGAGGTTATGACCACCGGCTGCTTCAGGGATCGCTTGATGAACTCACTGAGTGCCGATAACAGGTAGTTAAGCTCGTCGTACTGCGCCCGGTCAGCCTGGAATATGGACTCGCCGTAGAACTTGGAGCCGCTCTGGCCGTCCTCGGAAACTATGTTTGGATTCGACGCAACGGGGCCGATTATTACCGGTATTCGTGGAGAGCCGTGCGGGGTTGGGGGCTTCAGGATGATGTCCTCGGTGCAGACGAAGTTGGACTCCGCATCGAAGTAGTCGTAAACGTCCATCATCTCGTTGTCATCGTTGGACATGGAGCCGTTGAGTCGGTCATCCCCTATGACAACGTCCGGGTACTCGTCCTGTACCTGGGCACGGGTCTTCTTCATCTTGTAGCAGGCCCAGCTTATACCGTCCCTGCCCATGCCCCAGTACGTGTTTCGTATGTCCCAGGGCATACAGTGCGGGATTGTCTCCGTGCCGGTATCGGTCTCTCGCTTGACCAGCATAAAGACACCGGCGTACCACCCGCGGACGGAGACCCCCCAGGCCAGGGAGGACTTCAGGGTGGGCTCCACCAATGACAGGAGGCGCTCGTCGATGGCGTTCAGTACCCCGACGGCGTACCGTTCCTTGTCGTTGGCCTGCTCCCTCTGCTCCCTCTCCCTCTGGGACTGGTGTACACGCACTGTTAGTATCGCGTCTGTCAATATAGACGAGACCTTGTTGGCGTAGGTTCTGGGTTCGTTAGAGGTAACTTTACGGAACCCGGACAACTCAGGGGAACCGGCGTACGGTGTCAGCTTCCAAAGCTCGTAGTCCATGTCCATCCGGGCCCTCAAGTCCTTTGTGGCCTCGGAGTGACGGTCTACTGCGCTTTTTACGGACTGTGGTGTGTATTCAGGCATATCACCAAAAATCCATTAGTTATCGGGCTAGAAGTACGTTACGGGTATCTCCAGTGACTCAACCATCATACCGTACCCAAACCGGTCAATTATCAGGTACTCCAGTGCCCGGATTGAGTGGTTGTTCTTATTGTCCGGTGTCTGGCCCACGATGTTGCCGTCCCGATCAATATGCCAGGAGTATACCAGAGTCTGTCCAGATAGTGGATTGGGTGAGGTACCAAACTCGGACAATATCCCCTTGCACCGATTTGAGAACACAACCTTGGGCTCGCCGGAGGTTGGGTTAGGCTCAAGGAACCACTTCATGCGGTTATCCAGATCATTGATGGACTTTATGGTCTGGGCCTTCAGGTACACCCCGGTCTGCTCCAGCCACACCTCTCCAGCCGGGGATCGCGCCCCCTGGTGGCCCCAGCCAGACTGGTCTATCACCCCACGAAGCGTTGCCTCTGAGCGGTTAGAGATGTCCTGGTACCATGACCGTGACTTCAGTATACGGATCATGTCCTCATCGACCTTGTTCTCGTAAATCTCGTCAAAGACACGAACCTGGTCATGAACTATATGGGCCGCCAACAGGGCGTGAGCGCCCGCATATCCAGGGTCAACCGCGATATAAACATCCTCTCCGGGCATATACTCCACCGACCTGACATGTATGGCCGGTGAGAACTTGAACACCACCCCCCTGGGGGGCACCGGCTCACCCATAATCCGTTGCAGGAAGTAATCGTCAGAGGTATTAGCCTTTATATCAACTATTTTGGGGTCTTCGTACCCTCCGGGGAATATATGATGATTGGTCGGGGTAGGCAGTATGAAGCTCTGGGCCTGCGCCGTACCGTTACGCCAAGACTGCAAGAGCTGTATATACCACCCGGTTGACTCCTCCATCGTCCCCGCCATAACCAACCACCCGTCCTTCTCCGCCAGACGCTCAATACACCGGTGATACGTGTCGAAATCAACCTGAGACGCTTCACAAAGTATAATTCCATACGGTGCCTTCATCGCAATACGCCGGGGGTCTGCCGCAGACTTCGTCTCGACCAGTATATCCATGGCCGGTGTGTCCATAGTGGCCGGTATTTGAACCGTCACGGAGCCGGGGTTTATGGCCTTCGTAGGCTTTACGGCACCAGAGCCAAATATATTTACGAAATCATCCACCAGATAATCGAACTCGGCCTTGGTGCGTTCATAGTCCGCCGCAATAAGCCAGTACAACAGCGGATCAGCCCTCTTCGCCGAACCCATCCACTCGATATGTTTAACAATATCGTCCGGCAACCGATCTATTAACTTCTTCGCAGACGTATACGACTTACCGCCCCTGGCCCCCCCAGACGTAAGCACACGAGGCTTACGACACCGAATAATAGCCTCCTGCTCAGGCCCAGTAGGCTTAAACCCAATCGTATCAAGCAACGAAGGGGCCGTAACCCCCATCGTCATCTCGGCCCAACCATATCAGTACCGCTTCCTCCCCGACATAACCTTCTTCCCCGTCTTAGCAGAAGCACTCTTAGCGGCCTTCTTCCCAGCCTTAGTATACGGATACGTCTTCTTCCCAACTTTAGGCATACTACCCTCCAATACCCTTCTCAATCGTCGAGACAAACACCGGCGCAGACTCCCCCAGGTAGGCCCCGATGACGTTACATAAATACTCCTCGGCCTCTTCCTGACTTATGCCGTCTCGGTCCATCAAAACATTGATACAGGCATAGTAATCGTAGGCAGCCACTGACGGCCTACCATACTGATGACAGATACCCATAAACGCGTCCTCAAACCCGTCTGCCGTAAGAATATCTTCGTTCACTCGATCCGCCAACAAGCCGATAGCCATAATTTGCCCCTGCTTCTGCATTATCATCCAGTAAACACTAACACAACACACCCAATCAACGCACTTTTTTTAAGATTAAACTCAAAATACAGGACAAAGAATGATGATCACCTTGCCAGATAAAAAAGAGGTAAAAAGGGACTTTTTATGAGAAAAAAGTCCGCGGGGGTGGCTAAAGGGTATCCTCCAAAAATTCCAAGCCATACCCCTTGCTGCCTCACGGGTCTCCCCTACCACCAGGGCGATCACCGGCCACCAGGGCGATCACCAGGGCGACGCAACCCCTTGTGTGAAGTTGAGTTTCAACTCAACCTTCCAGGGCTGGTGGCTTGCCCCCCTCGACGACCTTGGGGGCGGAGCGTGCCAGCTTGAGTATGGCTTGCATCACCTCGCCTACCTCAGCTTGGCCAGCCGGCTGTGGGCCACGCCATCGGGGCGAGTGGGCATTGAGGGCGTGTGATAGCAGCCCGTCGCTACCGATGCGCCCGTTATGAGACGGCGCCATGATCCTGGCGTAGGCTATCGACTCCAGATGATCAACCCAGGCTGCTTGGGCGAGGGAAAAACGACGGTTGAACCCAAGCCTATCCAGCTTGCGCCAGTAGTAGAACTGGTCTCTATCAATTCCAGCCAGCTTGGAAGCGCCGGTGATCGTGCCAGCGGTAGCGTAGGCTGCCAGCCATGAGGCCTGTCGCATGGCTAGCTGCACCTTTGCGTTGCCTGTATCCGCCGGGATTGGGCCACCCCAGTCCTCTTCCCTGGGCATGTAGTCCGCCAACGCCTGGTCATCCATCATCTGCTCATCTGACATGCCACCCAGCCTACCACAGCCCCCGCCACCCATAGCCCTGGTCATAGCCTGATTGATAAAGAGTTGCATCTTTGTCCAGGATGTAGTATCTTGTAGCTAGATTGACAGCTGGCCTCTACCTATGGGGCATAAAGGAGCGCCTAGACGAATAGCCTGAACGGACTGGTCGGCCAGACATACGACCACCCAACCGCCCTTAGCCGTGACTTGATCCGGTGCATGCAGGGGAAACGCCATGACGGCTCGTAGTGAGCCTGAGCGGAGTAGCCTGGAGTCGAGGGAAGCCAGTGTGGGGGCAACCTCTAACCAGGAACTGGCAGGTAGGACGATATCGGAAACGTGAACCGAAGCCGAAGCAGCAAGCACGCCCTTTCGACCGTACGAGACGGTGGTAGAAACGAGTAGGCGTATGAAGCGGACGAGGATGCCCATGTCTCCTGGTTACCCAGGCAGAGGCGGGTGGGAATTGAGGACGCTGACGCTGGTGATTAGTGAATCGCAGAGTCGTAGATCACCGGACGAGACCTTGTAGTACACCATCGAGAACACTTGGCGGGGAGAAGGGTACGCACTGACTAGGCGGTGGCGAATTAACGCCGTACATAAGAGCTTGACAGCCGTCCGGTAACGTCCTACCCCTACCAACCTAATACGGTTTACAGCAACACAACTAG